CTCTCGCCTATATCCACAGGCGCCATGTGTCTCCATGTAATGCATGGTCACACTTCAAAAAATTCAATTGGTACTAAAAAGATTCGGGGGAATTCAAGTGACCATTGAAATTGAACACAAGCGTGTTGTCTTAGATGATGACATTGCTTCATGGCTCAAACAGTACAAAGATGCGTTGAGTCGTATCAAAGAATGGCAAGAAGTTGCCGATATAGCTCGTTCGCACCTTGAAAGTGCATTGGGCGATGCTGAAGTCGGTATGTATCAGGGCAACGAGGTTGTCCGATGGTCATTTGTCGAAACAAGGCGACTTGATGTCAAGAAGGCACGAGAAATCCTGCCTGATCAAGTCATTCAGTTGCTTGAGGTTCCAATAATGTCACGCCGGTTCACAATCGTTGAGAGTGGTGAGCGATGAGCATCATTACGCCCATCGCCCCACTTCACGATGATTCACCTTTCACACCATATGAAGATGACGAAGAGGATGATGACTAAATGACTTTTGTTGCTCCACACAAACCTTCAAAGGTGTTGGCAAATGAACTTGCCGAGATTATTTCAAAGGCAGGTCAATGGTCGCCACGCTCCAAGCAAATTGCCATTGGGCCATCTGAAATCGGGCATGAATGCTCACGCCGTCTTGCTTACAAGCTTCTTGATTGGGAAAAGATCAATGAGGGCGGAAGTAGTAGTTGGGCAGCTCAGGTGGGGACAGCCATTCACGCTTATTTGGCTGAAATCTTTGGCAAGATTGAAGGATATGAAGTAGAGCAACGAGTCACCATTCGTTCAGGTCTGTCAGGTTCAATTGACTTGTTTGATGTCAAACGAGGCATTGTGATGGATTGGAAAACGACCTCATCAAAGCAAATTGAAACGCGCAGAAAAGAAGGCGCGACCAAGCAACAATTGATTCAGACTCAGCTTTATGGCTACGGCAAAGCACAACAAGGTGTTGTCGTGAATCATGTCGCACTTGTGTATTTACCGACATCAGGATCACTTGATGAGATGCACTTGGAGATGTATGAGTATGATGAGCAGGTTGCACTCGATGCACTTGCAAGAATTGACAGTTTATACACGCTACTTTCAACAGTTGATGTTGAGAGCAATCCGCAAATGTGGGATTTGATACCTGCCGAACCGACACGACTATGCAGTTATTGCCCTTATTTTTTGCCGTATAGCAAAGATTCATCTCGCGCTTGTGGGGGAGATTCCCAATGATGTGCGAATGTAATTCCTGCAAATGCGGTCTTATACCGACAAAGACACTTTCAGATGGTGTCAAAGAATGGGTGGAAGATAATCCACCGATAGAGTTACAAAGTAACAACACAAACAAAGAGGGGGAACAGTAATGTTCACAGCACCAACGCAAGGGGGCGGTGATTCAGTCAAGGTCGCAGACTTGGCAGGAAAGCTACTCATCATCACACCAATTGAACACAAGCGAGAAATCACAACAGTTCACGGAGTCACAGATGCAATCGAAGTCAACATTGTTGATTTAGATGGAGATGAGACACACGATAACATCTTGTTCTTTAACATTGCATTGAAGAACGCACTCAAGGACAAGATTGGTCAAAAAGTGCTGGCACGGATCGGACAAGGAACGGCAAAAGCCGGAAAATCGGCACCCTGGGTCTTGATCGATGCAACAGGCAATCCTGATGATCTAGCAAAGGCAAATGCCTTCATTGGCGGTGGCAATGCGAAAGCATCCGCCCCTGCCACACCTGTCGCACCTGTTGACATCAACAATTTGCCACCTGAAGTTCAGGCATTGTTGAATCAGTTGGGCGCAAAGCAGGTCTAATTTTCCTGTGGTCTTAATCCTTTCCTTTCGCCACAGGGAACGAGGTATGGGATTTGCGCTCTTGGGGAATTGCGCAGGTAGGTTCGACTCCTACCACCTCACAAGTTCAATGATTTTTGGGGGTGAAAAAAGTGACTTGCGATGATGGTGTAATGGCAACACAGATGGCGTTCCAGCTATCAATTGGCGGTTCAATTCCGACCTCATCGCTCCACTATATTCAACCGATCAAATATCGTGAAGCATACGATCTTGTAAGTCAGCACCATTATTTGGGCAACAAACGCTTTATTGGTCAGTATTGTTTTGGTTTATACATTGAATCTGAACTGCAAGGTGCAATTGTTTATTCACCTTTGTCAGTTCCTAATTCTGCAACCTCAGCTTTTGGCTTACCACGAGGCAATTATCCTGAATTTGTCGAAATGAGTCGCTTGGTTCTTAATCCTGCACTAAATGGTGCAAATTATGGATCAATGTTGATTGCTCGATCATTAAAGCTATTGAAACGATCAGGCATCAAAGCCGTCATCAGTTATGCAGATTCATCACGCCATGTTGGTGCTGTATATCAGGCTTCAAATTTTACCTATCACGGATTAACACCACAGAAGAACGATTTTTTCTTTGCCGATGGTCGTAAATTGACACGAGGCAAGTCAAAAGGTTTTGAAGGAAAGTGGGTGCCGAGAACAAGAAAACATCGGTACTTGTATAGACTCGACAATTCTGTTGAGTGCATTTGGGAACAAGAAGCATATCCAAAGGGGGCAAAGTGACACCATTCTATGAATTCAGTTGCGATTGTGGGCATAGTGCTGAAGTTTTTTTCCAAATGGATGATGAAAAGCGGATCATCTGCGAAGGTTGCAAAAAGAAACTGATGCAACGCAAATATTCTCTTGGTGGAATTGTTCTCAAGGGTGATGGATGGGGCAAAAATTGAAGGGCGAAGTTTTAACCATTACTTATCAAGAAGCTATAGATTTTCTATTGCCAAAGCATTATTCGGGAAGAATACCTTCGATTTCAGTAGCTTTTGGGTGGTTTATTGACAATGACCTCAAAGCTGTATGCACTTTTGGTAAGCCAGCATCACCGAGCTTATGCAAAGGTGTATGTGGCGAGCAATGGTCAGAAAATGTTTATGAGCTAAATCGCCTGTGTCGAGTTGATAATCTAAACGATCAATTGAGCGCATTCGTATCTGCTTGCCTGCGTAGGTTGAGGGCAAAAGATTGGGTCATTGTCTCGTATGCCGATACTGAAATGGATCACAATGGCTACATTTATCAGGCGTGCAATTTTATCTATACAGGCAAAACTCTCGCTAGAACTGACAAATATACAGAGGGCAATAAGCACTCAAGACATTATGACAAAGATTCAAGCAATACTTTGAGGAAGCTGAGAAGTTCGAAACATCGTTACATTTACTTTGCAACATTTGATAAGAAGCTAAAAAAGATTTGGTCTCACGCTCTTAATTATTCCATTGAACCTTATCCAAAGGGAATCAACAGCACATATGAATTAGGTACTTATTTACAGCCGACAATTGTTGATAATGGGGGAGCAAATGAAACTAATTAACGCAGATTGCATTGAGGCAATGAGGGCGATGCCTGACAACTCGGTGGATTCAATTGTCACCGACCCGCCGTATGAGCTGGGGTTCATGGGCAAGTCATGGGATGCAAGTGGCATTGCATTTAACATTGAGGTATGGCAAGAGGCGTTGCGAGTGATTAAGCCTGGCGGCCACTTGATTGCTTTTTCAGGCAGTCGCACTTATCACCGCATGGCCGTTGCCATTGAGGATGCAGGGTTTCAAATCCGCGATCAGATTATGTGGGTGTATGGGTCAGGTTTTCCTAAGTCGCACAACATCTCAAAGGGTTTAGATAAAAGTGAAAATAACGAAGTTTGGGAAAATAACAAATATGGTGGTGGTAACTCAAAATGTGATAAATGCGGAAAATGGATGATTTCGGGAAGCCCGTGTCAATGTCCAAAACCCGTTGTCGAATTCAAGACAGAAGCCGCGAAGCAATGGAACGGCTGGGGTACTGCGCTCAAACCAGCACACGAACCAATGGTTCTTGCTCGCAAGCCGTTGGAAGGCACCATTGCAAACAATGTGCTGACCTATGGCGTTGGCGGGTTGAACATTGATGGGTCGCGGGTGGTTGCAGATGGTGAGAACTTTGACAATCTCAAATCACGCCCAATTGGAAAGTTAAACACACGGCGCAATGATGAGAC